TTTTTTTTGTAAATAATAAAGTAGTATAATGATGAAATTAAAATTAAATAGCAAGTAATGGTTGGAAAAATTTTCATGGATAATGGTGAATTTTGTATTTTTCCAATCATAGTTTTAAAATTGTTACTCATTAAATATAAAAATCCAGCATCTACTATTATAAATATAAAACCAAGTAATAATAATTGTTTAAACATATATATATATTTAAAAAATATTAAAAGTTACTATTATAATTATAATTATAATTATGGAATTAAAAAAAGATACTAATACAATTACAAACAATGAAGATTTAACTAACTATGATAAATTAGAAAAGTTGAGAAAAATAATAGAAAAATTAGATATTGAACATCATTTAGAAATAGCAAAAATATTTAAAAATAATAACATAAAACTAACGCAAAATAATAATGGTATTTTTATAAATTTAAATAATATTCCATCTAATATTATTGAACAAATATATAATTATTTAGAATTTATAAAAAAACAAGAAAATTTAATAAGTATAGATGAATCAAAAAAAGAAACATTAGAAAATATATATTTTAAAGATAAATTAGATTTAGTTACAGAATAACATAAAATAATATTTTAAAAATTGTATTAAAGATAATTATTTAATTATAATGATAATATTTAATTATGTATTCTTTAAATATTAACAATAATAACATTATTAATGATTTAACTATTTATATGTTACATAGTATTAAATCTGATTCTACTAAATATATTACTGATAATGATAATCATAATAATTCTCATAAAGTAGACAAAGTTTTTATTCCTAAAAGTAATATATATGTTAACTATAATAAATTGAAATCTAAATATAATGAAAAACCTATTAATTTTAAAAAAAAAAATATACTTAATGATAAATTATTCTGGTGTTTTTATAAATTATATTATAATCTAACAGATATAGATTTAGAATATATTAATACATTCAGCACTGAAAAAGAATTTAAAATATCTGTTATTGAAAAAATTAAAAATAATAAAGATTTATTAAAAAAACATAAAATACAAAAAAACAATGTTGAAACTGAAATTACAAATGATAAACAAATATCTCTTAATACATTTAAAACTTTATGTATATTATATAATTTAAATATTATTGTTATTAAAGATAATTATACATATACTAGGTTTACTAATAATAATTTAGAAAATTGTATTGATAATTTAGATAAATATACTGCTATTAAACTACTCTATAAAAATTCATCTAATATTAATACTAATTTTGAAATTCTTATGAATATTGATAATTATGAAATTAAAGATGTTCTTACTAACTATTTTTATGTTAAAAATTTAGAAAAACCTATAAACTCTTTAAGTAGTTATAAATTAAATGATATAATTGAGATTGCTACTAAATTAAAAATTTTAATTAATAATGATAATGGTAAAAAAAAAACTAAAATAGAACTTTACTCTGATTGTGTTAAAAAATTATTATAAATTTATTAAAAATTGATTTATTATTTATTTTAAATTGTAATAAATAATAAACAATTATATATATTAACTATGTCAAAACCAGAAACAAAAACCAATTTATTAAAAAATACATCAGATATAATTTCTAATAAAAAATTTGAAACTGTTATAGAATCAAGTGATGACTCTGATAATACTAAAAAATTTAAAAGACTTCTTAATATGTATTTACTTAATATGTTTAAATTATCTGATAATATGATACCTGAATTTGAAGTTCGTTTTGGAACAAAAAAAATAAAATCTATAAGCAAAATAGATTTTTATAATGTAATTAAAAGTCTATTAAATAATAATTTTAAAAATACACTTGAAAATTATTCTTTAAAAATTATTCCTGATAATGAATTTTCAAAAATAAGAACACAAATTGATGGATTTCCAAATATTCAAAATTATTGTAAATATAACAATATTCAAAATATACCTGATATGAAAAATATATTATTTTTAGAAAAAGATTATTATGTATCTGATAATAATAAAATATATCCTTTAGATTTTGATGATTATAATTTTCGCATATCATATCAAATTGAAAAATATTATAATTATAATGATGATACTATTCAAAAATTACTTGCTAATTGGAATTCCACAAAAAAAATTTTTCGCTATATTAAACGATTCGAATTTACACATCCTGAATTCCCATTTTTAATTCATTGTAGTATTGTAAAAACATCTAAAACTAATGGTGGAAAATTTATTCCACAATTTAATATAAAAGATTCTGAAGTCTTTAATTCTTCTGAACATTATGAAATTGAAATAGAATTAAATAATCATCATATCGGTATTGGAACCGAATATTCTACTGGCTTAAATATCTATAAAAAATTAAGACAAGTTATTAAATATGTATTAATTGGTATTCAACAAACAAATTATCCTATTTCACTAGTTGAACAAAAAGAAATAATCGATAATTATTTAAAAATTACAAAAAATACAGATTATGATGAAACTAAAAAAGTTAATAATATTGATTTTATTGGTCCATCATCATCTACATTACAAATGATTAATCTTATTAATGAATCTGATATTAATGAAACTAATAAATCTATATCTAATATTCGTAACAATTATACAGTTACTGATAAAGCAGATGGTCTTAGAAAATTATTATTTATAAATAATAATGGCAAAATTTATTTAATTAATACTTTAATGGATGTTGAATTTACAGGTGCTATTACTGAAGAAAAAGAAGTATTTAATACTATTATTGATGGTGAACATATTATGCATGATAAAAATGGAGAATACATTAATTTATTTGCCGCTTTTGATATTTATTATATTAATAATAAAAATGTTACATCTTTAGCATTTATAAATCTAATAATATCTAATACTGATAAAGATGATACAAAAAATACATCATCTAAAAAAGAAGATTATAGATTAGTGATCTTAAAAAGTGTAATTAAACAATTAAATCCTATATCTATCGTATCTAGATCTAAATCACCAATTGATATTGGAATAAAAAAATTTTATGCTAATAATATATTTTCTGGTTCTAAAACTATTTTAAATAATATAAAAGATAATTTATTTAAATATAATACCGATGGCTTAATATTTACTCCGGCAAATACTGGTGTTGCTAGTAATAAAATTGGTATTCCTGCTCCTAATTTTAAAATTACATGGAATGAATCATTTAAATGGAAACCACCAGAATTTAATACTATTGATTTCTTAGTTAAATTTGTTAAAAATGATTATGGAATTAATAAAGAAGGTCATCTTTATACTGATGGAGTTAATCTAACTAAATCCAATCAAATTCAAAAATATTATACATTAATTTTACATGTTGGTTTTGATGAAAAAAAACATGGATATATTAATCCATGTAATGATATGTTAAATGATTATGTTAGTAAAAAAGTAGATTATCGTTTTCAGAAATCTCTATATAAACCCGCCCGTTTTTATCCAACTAATCCCTCAGATGAAAATGCTGGATTATGTAATATTATTGGAATACCAGACGAATCTAATAATCTTAAAATTTATACATTAGAAGGAGAAGAAATTGAAGATAATATAATAGTTGAATTTAAATATGATGATTCTAAAGAATCTAAATGGAAATGGATTCCACTTAGAGTTCGTTATGATAAAACATCTGAATTAAGAAGTGGAGGTAAAAATTTTGGTAATGCATATCATGTTGCTAATTCTAATTGGCAATCTATACATAATCCAATTACCGAACAAATTATAACATCAGGCCAACATATTAAATTAGATAATAATGATGATGATGTATATTATAATAAAGCAAATACACAATCTGAAACACGTTCTTTAAGAGATTTTCATAATTTATATGTTAAAAATATGTTAATTACTAAATTATCTAAACAAGGAACTTCAATTATTGATTATGCATGTGGTAAAGCAGGCGATCTACCTAAATGGATTAATGCTAATATTGAATTTGTTCTTGGAATTGATTTAAATAAAGATAATATTGAAAATAGATTAGATGGTGCCTGTGCTAGATATTTAAATTATGCTAAAAAATATAGTAAAATACCAAAAGCAATATTTATTAATGGTAATAGTTCTATTAACATTAAAAATGGTAATGCATTTACTAATGAAAAAAATAAACAAATTATTAAGGCTATATTTGGGGAAGGTTCCAAAAATGAAGTTATTCTTGGTAAAGGTGTTTATAATAATTATGGTATTGCTCATAATGGATTTAATATTAGTTCTATACAATTTGCATTACATTATATGTTTGAAAACGAAAATATGTTAAATGAATTCTTAAAAAATATTAGTCAATGTACTGCAATACAAGGATATTTTATTGGAACTTGTTATGATGGTAATAAAGTATTTAATATGTTAAGTAATACAGAAATTAATAAATCTATTAGCTTAATTAAAAATGAAAAAAAAATTTGGGAAATTACTAAAAAATATAGTAATCAGTCATATGAAGACGATGAATCATGTATTGGTTATGCTATTGATGTATATCAGGAAACTATTAATAAAACTTTTAGAGAATATTTAGTAAATTTTAATTATTTAACTAGATTATTAGAAAATTATGGTTTTGTATTATTGAATAAAGACGAAATTAAATCATTAGATCTACCCGGATCAATTGGATATTTTGATGAATTATTTGACAATATGCAATTAGATTTGAAAAAAGATAAAAGAATGATTAATAAAATTGGTAATTCATTAACTATGTCAGATGAAGAAAAACAAATATCCTTTTTAAATAAATATTTTATCTTTAAAAAAATTAGAAATATTGATTCTGATTTTGAAATGCCTTTACAACAAACTAGTATTAAAACTGATAAACAATATCTTGAAAAATTTAATGAAATAGATGAAACATTAAATGAACTTCATAAACAAACACCCGAAGATAAATCTAAAAAATTAGCAGAAAAATTAATAGATGATTTAGATAATACCGAGTTAAAATCTAATAGTAAAAAAACAGAAAAAATTAAATTAAGTATAAATGAAAAATTACAATTAGCAGAACAAAAGAAGAAAGAAAAACAATTGCAGAAAGAAAAAGTAAAAGAACTTAAAGAAAAACAAAAACAAAAAGAAAAAGAAGAAAAAGACACATTAAAAAATATCAAAACTAAATAATTTATTAAATTTATACTTATAATACATAAACTAAAAGAATTTAAAATTACTATCTTAATTAATATAGTAATTTTAAATATAATATGGCATATATTAATATACCATCTCTAAATTATTTTAATTTAAAATTTAATATAGTATTAAAGAATGATCTTAATAATGAAGATGAAATTTTTATTTCGAATTCATTAAATCATTATTTATCAAATATTAAACAACAAATAGATGAATATAATAGTTATTGGGATTATTATAAAAAATTAACTAATCCATATGAATTTATTCATACACAAGTTCCAGAAATTAAATTATCTATATGTAAATATAAACCTTTATCTCGTTCTTTTTTTAAAATGATAGAAATTATTAATACTTTCTCTTTCCTTACCGAAAAAAATACTATTAATTGTTTTCATTTGGCAGAAGGACCCGGCGGGTTTATTGAAGCATTCAATTATAAACGAAATAATAAAGGAGATAAATATTATGGCATGACTTTAATCTCAGAAGATGTTAATATACCATCATGGAAAAAAAGTTCACATTTTATAAATAATAATAAAAATGTTATTATTGAATATGGTCCTACTAAAACTGGAGACTTATTTAAAAAAGAAAATCTTATTTATTGTTATAATATGTATGCTAATTCAATGGATTATATTACTGCTGATGGAGGATTTGATTTTTCGGTTGATTTTAATAAACAAGAAGATTTATCAATGAAATTAATACTTTCTCAAATATTTTTTGCAATAATTATGCAAAAAGAAGGCGGAAATTTTGTTTTAAAGATATTTGATATTTTTAAATATAAAACAGTAGAAATTATTTTTTTATTAGCTAATCTTTATGATTATATATACATATATAAACCTTATACTAGTAGAATTGCTAATTCTGAAAAATATATAGTATGCAAATGTTATAAAAATAATAATAAAAATATTATTAATGATATTATAAATAATTTCGATTATTTATTACAAAATATTGATAATATTTATTCTTTATTTAATCTTACATTACCTAAATTATTTTTAAAAAAAATAGAAGAAATTAATGCTATTTATGGTCAACAACAAATTGAAAATATTAATAATACTTTAAATTTTATTAGAGAATATATTAATATTAAATATAATAATTATCATTTATCTGATAGTGAATCAGATGAAATTATCGATACTAATCTTAAAGATAATGATATTATTAGTAATACAGGTATTGCTGAATTAAGTAATATTTTAATACCACTATCTATACCAATTGAAAATACTAGAGATACTGAATTTGTTAATGAATTATTCAAATTAGATTCAGTTACTAGTACATATACTAGTCCTATATTAAATTCTAATACTAAATTTTCATTACATAATATATATAATAATAAATCTAATGAATTTAATTTAATTGATAATGATAATAATAATAAAGATCAATCATTTAATACTAATAAATCTTTAAAATTATTATCTATTACAAATTATGATAAATTTAATAATAAAATACAAATTTTAAAAAATATTAATATTCAAAAAAGTATTAATTGGTGTAATAAGTATAATTTTCCAATATATAAACATTTCTTAAATATATAATTTATTAGTGTATTTATTATACTATAATATAAATACACTAATTCTAATTCTTTTATATTATTTTTTTCTTTTTTTATGAGTTTTATTTTTTAATTTGCTTTTTTCTTTTATGTGATTTACTTTTTTGTTTTTTTTTCTTTTTTTTCTGTTTTATTGTTTTGCCTCTACCTCTACTAAATGCTTGTGTACGAGATAAAGATAAATCATTTACAGAATCTACTAATTTAACTGGTTCTTCATGATGTTTTATTTGTAAATTATATTTATTTCTAAGCCTTGAGGAGTTCCAAATTTTTAAATAATCACTATCCTTAATAGTTATTCTAGGATCTATATTTACATTTTCGGGGTGAAGGTGTGATATCCAACCTTTAAAGGTTGAATCTTTTTTATTACTTTCTACATACTCGATTAGATGTTTTTTTATATAATTCAGTCCTTCCTGATTGGCTTGTCTCTTAAGTTCCAATAATTCTGCAATTTCTTCCTCTTCTGTCATATATAATATCTTGATAAAAAATATTTCTTTATAATCAATGTATAATCAATGTATAATCAATGTATAATTAAAATAATTTATTTTAAAATTTTTATATTTGAATATTTTTTTAATCCATTTCTTTCGGTTTTACATGTAATACAACCTGGCATTGTTGCTAAATTATTGAATACATCAGAAGATGATGATTTATTATGTGCAGTTGTTCCAAATCGATTATAATCAGTTGTTGGTAATTTACATCTGCGAGATTCTAAATCTTGAGCACAATATCTTATTGCCGCAATTCTTGCTGAACTAGAAATTGCACCTTGAACTTTATATTTAGTGTTAGATGGAGCAAATATTGGAGTACAATTATTAATAATTGAACAATCAATTTTACCACTTTCATTTTTTGGATAGGATGTTAAATTTGTATTAGATGTTGTTAATGGAAGATTTTGATTAAATGTTTTACATTTTTTTCTTAATAATTCTTTATTTGAGGTGCAATAATCATTATCTATTATTGTATTTGCTGATTTTATAGTTAAACATGATTTACTGCAACTAATACTATTTAAATCTATTATATATTCATATCCATTTTGTTGTAAAGGCATATTCTCTCCTTCAGTATTACAGAAATCAATAGATGTAATATTTATTCCTCCCGGTTTATCTAAACTACCTACATATGATCTATTACTATAACTGTTTGATGAATTATTTAAATTAATATATTGTTTTCTATAATGTTTTATAGGATTTGCAATAAATCCACAGTTATTTGTACAATTTTTAACATTTGCTGGTAAATTATTTTTTGTATTTTTAGAAACTGCAGTTGTCATATTATTTGTATTACTTTTCCATGACATATATGGTTTGCCACCAGGTATCCATTTATGATAAGCGTTTTGATGATTTCCATTTGATAAATAAAGTCTCATTTATATTATTATATTGATATTATATTTTATTTTGATATTATATAATATAATACTAATTATGATATTTCCACAATTTTATAAATCTATATCTCTTATTAGATTATCTAAATTATTAATAAATAAAACATCATTTCTGGCTATTATTTTATCGTGTATATTATTAATTATAATTTTATATTTTTTAGCAAACAATAAAGCAACTGAAGCATTAAAAAATAAAAAAGATGAAAATGAAGACGAAAATAAAGATGAAAATCAAGATGCTGGAAAAGACAATTCAAAACATGCATATGAAACTACTGATAAATTTTTACCTCCTGCTGAATAAGAAAGTAAACTATATAAATTATAAATTATAAAATATATAATTTATTTTAGTTAATATATAATATAATTATAGTATAATTATATTATAATTATGCCAGAACATAAATGTATAGTTGATGATTTTGGTGGAGCAAAACATCCATATGGATATTGTGTTAAACCTTTAGATGAAATGATAAATTATGATAAAATTAGAAATTCAGGTCCTACTCAAACCGTCGGAATAAGAGAATCTGCAGGTGGAATGTTGAATTATGCTACATCATTAGTTACTGATCCTAGAAATGCTATTGCTGATGAATGTAAGGGTATATTAGGTAATAAATATATATTAAGAAGTAAAATGAAATGTAAAAATATGGATGAAAATGTTCATGTATTTATTAATAATGTAGTTAGTTATAATCCTATTATACAAAGAAAAGATGATAATATGGGTATTATTCCTGCTACATTAGGTTCTGCTCTTTCAATTAATGGGTTACCTTTAATTAGAGCATTATATGAAAGTCCAAAACAAGACTGTGTTAAAGTAAAGTTACCATGTCATTTAATTGATAGCACTGATCGCGCTAATAATTTTAGTGGTGTGGTTGACGGTATTCCAATAACAACTAGACAATATGATGACTTAGTGGAGGATGATGAAATAACTCCATCTCCAGATGAAAGAGCCGCTAGACAAGCAATTAAAGATAATGAAAATAATGAAGAATTTTCTAATTTATATGATTCAATTCATTCTTATTTAGATGAAAATCCTGAATTATTAAATAGATTTAGCACAACTGAATCAATTAAAAATATTAATGATACCGATGACGATTTATTATTTAATTTATATTATCTAATTTTATGTATATTTTTATTATTTTTTCTATTTAAACTAATGAATAAATATTAAAATATATTTTATGGGTTTAAATAATTATAAATCATATTATTATCATTTATATTTGTTATTTCACCTGCTAATATAGAATCTTCGTATATTTTCCTTAAAACATCATATGGTGCATCACTTCCTATTTTAATTAAATTTTTATCTCGTAAATAATTTTTTATATCTTGTATAGATTTTTGTTTTAATTGTGATACTTCACGTTTAATATTTTTTTGGGTCTCTCTATTTTTTATTAATATACCCACTATATTTTTATTTTTTGATTTGCCTAATTTATATGTATATTTTTTTGTAGTTTTTTTAATTTTTGGTATATTTTGGATTGATATATCTTCTTTTTCTTCTTTTTCTTCTTTTTCTTCTTTTATATTAATTGATTCTATATTTGTATTTATATCATCAATTAATCTTTTATCTGATAATTCACTAATTTTATTCTTATTTTCTTCATATTTTTCTTTTTCAATAGATTTAGATATATTATCTATAGGTTTTGTTTTACATGTATTATCTATATCTAATTTTTCTATCTTATTATCTAATATTTCAATAAATTCAGGTTTATTTGATTCAGTAGTTAATTTTGGTTTATTTGATCCAGGAGTTAATTTTGGTATTGTATTATCATTTAATTCTGAGTTTAGATTATTAATACAATTATCATCATTATCATCATATATATTATTTTCTAAAACAATTTTTACTTTTGGTTTAAAATTACTATCATTTTTTTGAGTTTTATTTAATTGTCTATATGTTGGTTTTTCACCATTTTTTAAACATCCATAATTATTTTTTATTTCTGATTTATTATTTTTAAAATTATCCGGTAGTTCTAGATTTATTTCTAATGCTGATGTATTATTTTTTAATGTTTTATTATTATTACTTTTATTATTTTTTTTATTTTGATTTTTTTTTGCTAAATCATGAAGAAAGTTGAGAGATTTATTAAATTCTCTGTCAAAATCTGAATTTTCATAAGTATTAGTTTCAAATAAATTATTTGTTGATAACTTCGGATTTTCTATTAATTTTTGTTCTTTTATTACTTCTTGTTCTTTATTTTTTTGATAATCTTTTACTTTTTTCATCATCTCTTTTTTCAATTTTGAAACTTTTGATGAATCTTCATCATCTAATGTTGGTTTTGTTTTAATTTTAACTGATTTATTTTTTTCTTTTTTTGATTTACCATTTAATTTAAATAAATCAGGATTTATTTTTAAAGTTCTATTATTTTCACTCATATAATAAATATTATGTTATTTATTAATTGTTTTATACACATTAATAAATAATATATTTAATTATTTATTTTTTAATTGATTAAATATTTATTAAAACAATTTAAGAATATACACTAGATACTATATTAGTATGGATGATGAATTAGATAAAAAAAATATACATGATAAAGAAAATGATTCTGAAGAATCCTGGGTTTTTATAGAATCTTATTTTAAAAATCAACATCTTAAACAACTAATTCGACATCAACTTGAAAGTTACAATTATTTTGTTAATACACAAATTGAAAATACTATTGAAATGTTTAATCCTGTACATATTTGCTCTGATCATGACTATATTAAAGAATATAATCTACATCGTTTAGAAATACATATCTCATTTGAGAATTTTAATATTCATCGACCACAAGTATATGAAAATAATGGTGCTACTAAAATTATGTTTCCACAAGAAGCACGTCTGCGAAATTTTACATATTCTGGTTCTATGACAGTTGATCTTAATATTAAATATACAATTAGAAATGGTGAAAATTATAAAAATACATTAAATTATCAAAAAATTCTTAAAAATATTCATATTGGTAAATTACCTATTATGCTTCGCTCTAGTATATGTGTTCTTAATCAGTATAAACATCTTAATCCTAATGAAACTGGTGAATGTAAAATGGATCCTGGAGGTTATTTTATTATTAATGGTTCTGAAAAAACCTGTCTTGGACAAGAACGTGCTGCTGAAAATCAAATTTATTGTTTTAATGTTTCTAAAAATAATACTAAATGGACTTGGATTTCTGAAATGAAATGTATTCCTGACTGGAAATGTATATCACCTAAACAAATTAATATTATGATCTCTTCTAAAAATAATGGTTTTGGTAATGCTATTTATTTACAAATTCCCAGATTAAAAAATCCTATACCACTATTTATTATATTTCGTGCATTTAATATTATTAGTGATAAAGAAATTTGTGAAAAAATTATTCTTGATATTGATGATAAAAAATATAAACGTATGTTATACGGTTTACAAGGATCTATTGTAGATGCTAATAGTTGTCTTACATATGATTCCGCTATTCGCTATATTACATCTAATGTTATCTATACTCCTTTAAATGTTGATAAAGAAACTGGCTACATTCGAAAAAACGCATTTGCATATGAAGTTATTAATAATGATATATTTCCACATTGTAAAAGTGTTCAACAAAAAATTTATATGCTTGGTTATATGACTAATAAACTACTACAAACATCATTTGAATGGATTGAACAATCAGATCGTGATTCATATCTTAATAAACGTATTGATTTAACTGGATCTCTTATTAATAATCTTCTCCGTAATTATCTTAATAAAGTTGTTAAAGATATGCAAAAACAAATTATTAGAGAAATTAATAACGGTTCATGGAAATCAAATGAAGATTATGAAAATATTATTAATAATACTAATATTTATAAAATTATTAAATCAACTACTATTGAAAATGGTATTAAACGTGCACTTGCTACCGGTGATTTCGGTATTAAACAAATTAATAGTAATAAAGTTGGTGTTGCTCAAGTTCTTAATCGACTTACTTATATTTCTAGCATTTCACATCTTCGCCGTGTTAATACACCTATTGATAAAAGTGGTAAATTAGTTCCACCACGACGACTACATAATTCATCTTGGGGATTTCTTTGTCCCGCCGAAACTCCTGAAGGTGGTTCTGTTGGTATTGTTAAAAATTTAAGTTATATGACTCATATTACTATTCCATCTAATTCATGCGGATTATATGATTATATATTACCACTTATTATCAATATTGATACAATTAATTATAATTCTAAACAATTATATAATAAAGTTAAGGTCTTTATAAATGGTGCGTGGGTTGGTATTACCAATGAACCTCTTGAACTTTATAATAATTTAAAACAAAAAAAATATAAAGGAATCATTAATATTTATACTTCAATTGTATTTGATTATAAATTACAAGAAATTAAAATTTGTAATGATGCCGGAAGACTTATTAGACCTGTCTTTAAAGTTAAACATAATGAAGTTATTTATACTAAAGATATTATTCATAAAATTCGTAATAATCAACTTAATTGGGATGATTTATTATATTCCGGACAAATTAATGAATCTATTATAGAATATATTGATTCTTATGAACAAAATAATTCTATGATTGCTATGGAATCTGAACAACTTAAATCTAATAATTCTAAATACATATATCATTTTACACATTGTGAAATTCACCCCAGTACTATATTTGGTATCTTAGCATCATGTATTCCCTTCCCTGAAAATAATCAATCTCCTAGAAATACATATCAAAGTGCTATGGGTAAACAAGCCATCGGTATGTATGTTACTAATTACGATAATAGAATGGATAAAACTGCTTATGTATTATCTTATCCAATGAGACCACTTGTTGATACTAGACTTATGAATTTTCTTAAACTTAATACTATTCCTTCCGGTGAACAAGTTATTGTTGCCATTATGAGTCATTCTGGTTATAATCAAGAAGATAGTATCTTATTTAACAAAAATTCAATAGATAGAGGATTATTTCTTGCCACTATTTATCATACTGAAAAAGATGAAGATAAAAAATTATATGGTAATGAAGAAATTCGTTGCAAACCAGATAAAACTAAAACCAAAAATATGAAATTTGCTAATTATGATAAAATTAATAGTCAAGGTATTGTTCCTGAAAATACACTTATTAATGATCGTGATATTATTATTGCCAAAATTTTACCAATTAAAGAAAACAAAAATGATTATACTAAAACCATTAAATATACCGATGAAAGTCATGTATATAGAACTAATGAAGAAACATATATTGATAAAAATTATATTGAATGTAATGGTGATGGTTATAACTTTTGTAAAGTTCGTTTAAGAAATTATCGTAAACCAGTTATCGGTGACAAATTTAGTAGTCGTCATGGACAAAAAGGAACCATCGGTAATATTATTCCAGAAGAAGATATGCCATTTACTGCCGATGGATTAAAACCTGATATTATTATTAATCCTCATGCTATTCCTAGTCGTATGACAATTGCTCAACTTAAAGAAACTTTATTAGGTAAAGTGTTAATTCAACTTGGACTTTTTGGTGACGGAACTAGTTTTAGTAAATTTAAAATAGAAAATATTACAAAAGAACTGCAAAAACTTGGTTATGAATCTAAAGGTAATGAAATTATGTATAATGCTCTTACTGGAGAACAATTAGAATCTTCTATATTTATTGGTCCCGCTTTCTATCAACGTCTTAAACATATGGTTAATGATAAACAACATAGCAGGTCAATTGGACCTATGGTTAATCTAACCAGACAGCCCGCTGAAGGTAGAGCTCGAGATGGTGGTCTTCGTTTCGGTGAAATGGAACGCGATTGTATGATTTCACATGGTGCTTCTCGCTTTACCAAAGGCCGACTATATGATGCTTCTGATTCCTATAGTGTACATATATGTAATAAATGTGGATTAATCGCCGCATATAACAAAAATCAACAAATTTATATATGTAATGCTTGTGAAAATAGAACTGATTTTAAATATATTGAAATTCCTTATTCATGTAAATTAATGTTTCAAGAATTACTTACTATGAATATAGCACCCAGAATTATTTGTGAATAAATACATCTATAAATTATTTATTTTGTTTTTTTTTATATATACATATTATAATTTAATCTAAAAAATAAAAATTTTACGAGATATTTACTCAATAAAATATAAAAATCCATATACAATATATTAAATTAACACTATTTATATATTTTATTTATTAAAAAAAAATAATATATTATTATATTAATTAGATATGTCGTTTGATGAAACTACTTTAGGAGGAGGAAAAAAAGGTCAACAACCACTTTTATTTGGACATATGGATGGCGGTAATGAACGTTCTACATCTAGAAAATATTTAGCAAAAGCTTTTGGTAATTTATATAATACTGGTCTTGGTAGTTCACCTGCACTATATAATAAAAATATCTTAGGGCCATTTAGAACTGCTTATAATTCTGGGGATGTTACTACTAATCAATATAGTTCTACTAATAATAAATATGGTAATGCGCCTAATCAAGTTGGTGGCAATAATTTATCTAGACTTCAAGGTTTAGCCGATGGTGTCTCCAATAAAGGTATTGCTAGTTATAGTGGTAATCCAAAATTTATACATGATGGTTCTGATTATACTAGATTTAAAAAATTAATGGCTATTAATAAAAATTTTAATGATAATTCTTATGGTGGTGCCAATAATTCACAGTCACAATCTAATATTAAAAAAGTTCGTTCATAAATTTTTATTATTTATTAATTATTTTATAATAAATAATATTCATATTATTAAGATATATATATATATTATAATGGCTAAGAAATCTAATAAAAAATCTAATAAAAAATCTGATTCTTTAGCACAATCTAAATTAGAATCACAGTCTGTTTCAGAACCAGAACCAGAACCCAAAGCAGAACCAGAATCAGTTCCTGACCCAGAACCAGAACCAGTTCCTGAACCTGAGCCAGAACCTGAGCCAGAACCTGAGCCAGAACCT